GAGCACCTCCCATGTCAGCCGCAATTGCACATCGAGAGCGTCGGCTGCTGGCAGCATCAAGGCCCCGTTGAGGCGCAGCGGCGCCCAGCGGCCCGCCTGCTTCCAGCGCACCGCATCGAGCGCATGATCGATGATGTAGTCGGCGTCGGCGTCGGACATCATGCCGAGCGTGTCGGAGAGCGCGGCCAGCCCTTCGAAGATCGTGATGTTGGTGTCGGGCACCAGCGCGCCGTTGCCGTTGGCGTCATAGGTCGTCATTAGATTGCGGCCGATGGCGGCGAACAGCGGCCGCAACCCCTTCAGGACCGGCAGGATGCGGCGGGCGACGTGGAACTGCGCCCGCGTCGGCATGCGCCCGCACAGGTACTCATGCTCGCCGATCTGGATTTCCGACATGGCTTTAGCAGTCGTCGCCGCCGCCGGTCACGACGACGGCATTGGATGGCGGCGATTGAGCCGAGCCCAGCGCATTGGTTGCAGTGACGACGCCGGTGATGCTGTGCCCGACATCCGCGGCGACCAAAGTATAAGCCGCGGCATCGCCGATCGGCGTCACCCCGTCTCGGAGCATTTGATAGGCGTAGGAGTGAGGCTCAGCTTCCATGCTGGTCCAGGTGCCCATCGTGCAGGTCAGCGTCTGCCCGACCGCTCCGGTGCCGCCCAGATAGGGTGCCGTGACGCATGTCGGCGGCGTAGTCGGCGCGGGTTCGACCGGTGGTCGCGCCTCGGCTCCCGCATCGGCATATTGTTCGGCCGCCTGTCGATGATTTGCCGCAATCTCGGCGCTGCGCTCGGCCCGCGCCAACCCCTGTGCCTGAAGCACCGGATCGACCGGGCCGCGCCCGCCGCCGATGCGCAATGGCCCGAGCCGCGCCGCCTGGCGGTCGCTGGCGGCCCGTTCCGCCCACCGGACATGCAGACCGGCGTGGCGCGCCGCCGTGGCATAAGCCGTCGCCGCCTGGTCGTGCAATACCGCTTCCTCGTCGGTCTTGGCCACCTCGCGCTTTGCGCGCGCCATTGCCGCTTCGGATTGATATCTGGCCTCACTCAACATTTGGGATATCCTCCTCCACCAATGCCTCTAACCACAAATCGAGAAGAGACCTCGACTTATGGCCTGTTCGATTTTACGTGCCCGGAAGATCAGGCGATCTGGGACACCGCGCCGCTAGAAGCCGGTACCTACCCCGCCCATGGTGACGCCGCCGCCATACAGCCCGCCAAAGGTCTGTATTGGCTTGCCGAGGTTTGGATCGATCTGACTCACGTGGAGCTCAAAATCCAGGACGTTGCCGATCTTGGCATAGCTGTTCACTGGAAACCGGACCCAGGCGCAGCCCGCCAGAGTGTAAAGATCGCCGCGCGCGACATCTCTGATCGTGATCGTGTTCTGCCCCCACCTCGCCGAGGACAGGCGTTGGTTGCGGATCAGCTGCGAAAGTAGCACGCACACAGGGGAGATTTTCTGTAATCGAATATTGCATGTGCCGGCCATCGCCGAGTGCATGGAGTTCATCACAGAGCCATCGGCGCCGATGGTCTGGGTGTTCATCTCCTCGCCCCATGTGATCGTGATAGCCTCTTCGGCGGCAGCAGTATCGGGGCCGGATATTGTGAATCCCGCCTCGGCTCCCGGACCGGAGATGCTTGCCGAGACATCGGCAAATGCGTATGTCGCAAAAAGTGGCGTTGCAGCCATTGACTTGCTCCTCCTCGATTACTTGTCTCGGGTTGCCGCGAAGATCACGAGCCAACTGACACTATTGGTTGACGAAGATGATCACGTCGCTTTGCTCGATCGCCCCCGCAGTCTTCGCCGCTATTTGTATGATTGGCGCTTTTCTTGCTGCGCGATCGGCCTCCGATTGGAGCAGAATACTTGGGCTCCAAACGTAAAATCCGAGCGGCAACAGATCGCCTGGCGAGAGCGTCCCAAAGCCCTGCGCGTTCCATATGCCCGAGTTCAAATAGCCGTTGGCGCTGTATTGCGCGCCGACCCGGCTCGCGGCGTTGACCAATAGCCCCATTCCTGAATCAGTTTGCGGCACCTTGGTGGCGGTGGTGTACATCGTGTTGAACACGGCGGCTTGCACGTCGCCCGCCATCGCGTCGGCGCCGATGATGGTGTCGGTGTAGACCCCGGAGCACGAGACGCCGTGCTGGATCATGTGCGCACCGTTGGCATAGGCCGCGTAGACATTGCAGTTTTTGCCGGCGAGCGCATTGGCTTGCGTGGCGCTGAGCTGCTCGGGCGCGACACCCGGCTCGCGCTTGTACATCAGGTCGATCGTCGTGTTCGAGCCGCCCCACTGCGTCGTCAGGATGCGCGCGAGGTATGAGCTGATCGCGTTGGCGTTGGTCGTCGAGTACTGGATCGCAGTCTTGTTGTAGCCGAAATCCGAGAGCTGCGCGGCGAGGTCGGCCTCGGACGTCGGATCGAGCGTCGCCACCTCGGCATTGGTTATGCCGTAGTAGTGCGGCGGAACGGCGGCCTCGCAGTAGGCGGCAAGCGCCAGATGATCGGCGTCGACCGCTTCCGGGCAGACCACGCCGTAGAATTGCGTGGAAAACAGCCCGTCGATCACGGTCAGCGCGGTCAGCGCGGTCTCGACCGCGACACCGGGTGACGAGACCGCGCCGTTCGCCGCATCGGCGGCAGTTCCGCCCAGCATCGCCGAGATATTGGTTGGCGTGCCGGTGCCGGTTGGGGTGCTGAGAAACGACACGGCCGAGGTCACGCCGGTAGTCTTGCTGGTAAAGGTGAAGCGATTGTTGGTCGCGTCCCACAGCACGGTGGCGCCGCCGACAGCGGCCAGAGCGGGAAACGCCTGGATCGCCGACGCCACGGCGTTGAGGTTGCCAGCCGCGGCAAAGGTCAGTCCGACCACCTGGATCAAGACGCCATCGACATGGATGTCGAAACCGCCGCTGGTGATCGCCGTCCAGTTCGCAATCGTCTGCTCGGTCGGCGACAGCGGTCGGCAGTGCAAGCTGCCGCCACCCGCCGTCTTGAACCACCGACCGATATAGACGACGTTGGGCGACGGCGACTGCGCGAACCACATATCGGCCGAGAGGTACTCTGGCGACGTCGTCGTAAAGTCGCCCGCGACCGCGCTGATGCTGTTGTAGGCACGCATCCGCTCACCCGAGCCGATGACATTCGACGAGCCCAGGATCAGCATGCTGTTGATCGCCGGCGCGGTGATTGCCGGCGTGGTCAAGCTGACCTGTACCGAGACAAGTCTGCTCACGCTCAGACCAGTGCTAAGCATTCGCCAATACTCCGAAAGAGGGATTTAAGGGGCGGGCGGGACGACGGTGAACGGGCTGGTGTAGCCTTCCTCGAGGACCACTGCGCCGGAAGCCGACAGCAGGTTCAGCACCGGATAGGTGCGGACGACGATGCGGCGCACGCAAAACTGCTTGTCGATCCGGTTCCACCACTGGTTCTTGATCAGCTCGGGCACCGACCGGCCTTCCTCGACCTCGATCAGCGCCATGCCGGCGAGCCGCAGCGCAGCGCGGTTCTGCCAGATCCAGGCGCCATGGTGGAAGTTGCCGGCGTAGCGGTCGGCGTGCGCGCCGGTGAAGGTGATCAGCACGTCCAGCTCCTCGTGGCGCTGCATCTCGTCATGGCCGTCGACCTCGGAGTGGTGCCCAACCCACGGGTAGAGCCCAACCGGGCGGCGGTTCATGATCCCGACGGCGGCCCAGTCGACGCCATAGTCGGGGATGTTCGGCGGCTCGGGCTGCCAGCGCGGGCGCACCATCGTGCCGTCGAGGTAGGCGACCGCAGCGACCCATTGCTGGAGGTAATCCTCCAGGCTCTGCCCCTCGAGCAGCGCCGTCGTGTCGATCGGCTGGATGACGCCGGATTGCGAGGAGTCGGGCGCCTGATTGGGGATCGTCATCGGCGCCTCCGTCTGCGGGGGGACCCCGCTGTACCGCGAGGTATCGCGAGGTCCCGCCTCATTAGCCGCAGTCTATGGGCGACGGGGTGTTGCCGGCGGCGGCTCTGGCGGCAGGGTGTGATCAGGCGCGACCGGTGGCGGCACCGGCCCGGTCGAGACATGCGGCGGACGCGGTGGCGGGTAGATCGGGTGCGACGGCCGAAGGCTGGTGTCGATCGTCGTCCACCGATAACCAAACCCGGGGATCCACACGAGCACCATGATCTGACCGGCCGGCAGCGAGGGCGGCAAAGGCGGCCATACCGAACCCGGCGGGATCGGCAGCTCGTGGTCTGGAGTCGGTGGTGGCAGGTAGATCGGCAGGCTCGGGGTCAGCGGGCCGATCGGGCGACCATAGCTGGGATCGACCGGCCGCGGCGGTTGCGGCCATACCCCCGGCCGGGTCGGCAGATCATAATCAGGATCAACCGGATAAGTCGGCGGTGTCGGGAGCGGGTGCCCCGGACTCGGCGGAATCGGGTGCGACACAACCGGCGGCAGTTCCACCCCATAGCCGGGGTCAACCGGACCGTCGACCCCGGGCAGTCCTTGATCGGGATAGGGCTGATCACCCGGCCCCCCGATGTCGGGATAAACCGGCTCGCCGGGCAGGCCCTGGTCGGGATGCCCGCCGCTGACCGGAATAATTCGTGCAACATCGCCACGCATGCGCGCTTTTCCTTTCCTCCAAAGACGCGCGGGATGAGCCCCGCGCGGTGCGGTTCTTACCGCAATGGTTGTGACAGAATGGGTGCAGCCGTGGTCGAGGGTCTTTTCGTTTCCCCTCTCGGCTGCGGTCAGGGTCGGCGGGGTGACTCGCCGGCCCGCCTTTTAGGCGCGGCGGATCACGTAGATCCCGGCAGGGCCTTTACGGGTGCCGTGCTTGCGGCCCAGCCGCCTTCCCCACATCCAGGCGTAGTTCCGCATGATGGGATAGCCGTCGTGGTAACTGTCGAGGTCTTCCCACGGCACGAACAGCGCCTGGCCGATGCCGAGGTCGGCGATCTGGCAAAAGCGCCGACCGGCCCAGCGCGACGGCTGGTCAACAATCCTGGCGTTCACTGCGGCGGCGCGTCGATGGCGAGGATCGAGCTGAGCTGGGCGACCACAAAGCCCGCGCCGTACTGGCTAAAGTCTTCGCAACTGCTTACCACGTACTGATTCCCGCGGTAGAGCACGAGATCGGGCTGATGCCCCTGGACGGCTTGCTGCAGCCTATAGGTTGTAACGCAAGTCAAGGTGCGCCGCCCGAGCTCGTAGTCGGCCTGACGCACAAGATTGTTGTCGCCCGTGGGATAAAGGGTCCCGTAAGCGGTCGCGGTGACCTGACTGGTAACCGAGCGCCCGGTTTGGGTGATCGTCTCGGGCCGGCGCACGACATCGAACCTGTCGCTGAACTCGACCTCGAGCGGAACCCAGGAAACGCGTCGCCATCTCACGCGGTCGCGTCGGGGATCGCGACCACCCGGGCGGTTGCCGTGCCCGCCGCCAGCATGCGCTGTACCGCGCTTGCGACAGCGCGCTCGATGGCCTGCTCTTCGCTGTCGGCCGAGGTCGTCACGACCTCGTTGATGGCGGGCGCGTGGATCGTCACTTCATAAATCATCGCGGACTCCCGTCTGGTTGTCGCGTGAGGCAGACATTTGCCCACATCGCGCAATCGCGCAGTTGCCGTAGGACAAATGTCTTGTCGGGACCGGCCGGAAGAATAGCGTCGATCTCTTCGACAAACTCTTTGAAAGCCGCTCGAACCTGATCCATTTGCTCCATCTGCCCATCGCTCGGTTTCAGATACTCAAATGTCGAGGTATGCAGAGTGGTCATGGCGGGCTCCTCAGAAGGTCGGCGCGGTGCCGCGCTCGCCGATCAGCAACTCGATTTTTTCCACCTGGAAGCGCAGCTCGATGCTCATGTAGTCGACGCCCACCTCGTATTTCAGCATGGCGATCAGCGCCCGGGTTTCAGCCTCGAGCTCGGGATCGCCGATCCATTCCGCTGGCGCGGCGGGTTCGGACTCAGGCGGCGGCTGCAGTCCGTTTGCCGGGTGCTG